AAAGAATATGGCAAGCAAGAAGAAGGCGCGTCGCACCTACGCTTACCTTGAGCAGTGGGATACCCGCTTTGGTAAGTCTGATCGTGTTGTGATCCGTGAGCAGGGACGGTTTGTGGACAATGTTTCCCTCACCGCCCTTCGCAAGGGCGAGAAGGTTCAGTCTCGCTAATCACTCACAATAGAGGGGGGTCAGGGCTTGACACTCTGGCCCCCTTCGTGTATCATGGGAGGCATGATGACGATGCAGCGATTAGCAGACAAGGTGATTGACCTCTTGGCTGACTCACGTTACACAATGCAGGATATGGATAGGCTAGGGTTTCATGTGGTGGACAACTCTTTTCGTGGGGTAAGGCAAAACGTACTTGCACTAGCAGACTCTATCCTGTACCATAGCAGCACACCCTTTGATGGAAGCGAGGACGAAAATGGCAACCAATACACCCTTTGGTGAGAAGTGCGAACTACTGCAAGAGTTCTACATGGGCTATTGCAATGATGACGAGTGGCAAGATTTTTTTGAGGTAAACGATGTGGGTATTCCTGCTGCCTACCTTTCTATGCTAGGCATGGTAGAACTCACGCCTGCTGGTGTCCTTGCTGTCAATGAAAGTTGGGAGTCACTTTGCATTGCTCTCAAGATTGACCCTCATCTAGAATACACTAGCGTTGATGAAATGATGGGCTTCTTGCGTGAAGGGTGATGATTGCTTAACCACCTTCCTTGGAGGATGCGTGGCGATACTGGTTATCTTTGGCCTTATCGTCATCATCCTCTGAGGGGGCTGGGCCGGAATTTTAATAAAATAAAAAAGGATTACGAACGCAACCAAAATTTGTCCAGGCCGGAAATTTTATATTTAAAAAAGGTATTACGAAGGGCTTCAAAATTTGTCCATGCTGATGTATAATACAAAAGTGTACTTTACCTTTTGGAAGTTAGTAAAAACAAACCAGGGGTATGAGGTAAGAAAAAACATAGATATCTATAAAGAAATGAGTGTTATATATAAATGACCTGCATCGTTGGAATATCAGATGGTAGTAATGTATATATAGGGGGAGATAGAGGATCATCAGATGGTACTAGTATTCTTCCACTTACCCGCCCTAAAGTAGCATACAATGGTGATTATCTAATTGGTTATGCAGGCAGCCAGGGTATAGGTGAATTAGTACATTTTATAAAGATGCCGCCTGTTACTAATGACATACATAAGGTATTACGAACGACCTTTATATCCACACTTAAGTCTGCTATTGAAGAATATGGTAATGCATCTCATTTAGAAGATAATTCAACTGATTGGCTCCTAGGAGTCAATGGTAAATTATTTGAAATATCATCAGAGGATTGGCATATTAGTGAATTTGAGTATAGTGCTATAGGTAGTGGTGGGAATATTGCATTAGGTTCTTTGCATACCTCCCGCAATTGGAAGGACAATGAGAAAAGAATTAGATATGCATTACAAGCGGCGGTAGATATAAGTCCCACATGCATATCTCCTATAGATATATATAAGGTATAAACGTTTTTTATATTTTTCTGATATTTTCTATAAAAAGTATTACGAATTCAGCCAAAATCCCCCCATGTCAGTATTTTTTATAATGTTTTTTCGTTTTATTATATGACCAATATCCCACTATCTTCCACAACAACCCTATTTGTCCCACATTACATATAACAGTAACAATTAAATGACAAATCAAGGGGTATAAAAGGGGTATTTTAAGGCTCTCTGAGCGTTTCTGGGGGGTATATCTGTTCTTCTACAAACGAATGCATATCATCAAAATCTTTCTTGGCAGTGCTGTGGCGGGGGCTATATCTATACTCAATATGAGAAAAATCTTCTCTTGGAAGAAAGAAACTAAACCTCAATCCCATAGCCAGATGATCAAGATACAGTCCTGTATCATCTAAATAACCATTGTCTTGCACATCTTGTAGCCTAATCACTCTTTGATCCTTGGTATGTACATGTACCTCACATTGTTCTTCATATATATCTATATGTTCTATTAGGGGGATTTCTGACCAACTCATTGCGTACCCCGCTTTTTCTTGTTCTTGCGCTTCTTGCTATAACTAACATAGTTTGTATCAATTTTCTTAGGATTGCTACGCTTCCTGGGTTTACTTTTGTAAACAGGGGGATTACGTTCCATATCCTTTATTGCTTGAGCCAGTTCATCTGCTGTGAGAAGTTTATCTTCATTATTATTGGCCCACTCTGTTTTTCTGGCAGCCCGTTTATTTTGCCTTTCTATATCGGAAGCGTGTGCTCCTTGACCATACACATGTACCCGCGTATATCGTGTCATTACTTTGCCCCAACGATTCTAAAACTATCTGCAATAATTGTTCCTGGCTCAGGAATACTATTGGCCTCTGCCTTAGCCTTGATAATTCCATGAACGTACTTGCACAGTCGCTCATCTTCAAGTTCTGGCTTACTTTCTAAAGCATCTTCAAAAGATTCAATGATTACTTCTTCTGTTACGTTAAAGTCATATTGCTTTCTGAAATTTTTAGATGCCCGATCCACACCAAAAAGAAACTTTCCTATGTCCTCAAAGTACATTGATTGGCCGTACTTAGTCAGCAATTCATCAAGTGCTGTGGGAACATCTTCATAACCATAAGGCCCATCTTCTAAATCACCATGTTCAGCCCAATGGCTAAACCTGCTATATGAATATAACTTATTGTAGTCTGCCTTTTTCTTTGCGGCAATTTGCTCTGGTGTTCTCTTAACTCTCTTTTTCTTAATTTTATTATTATTCATGTATCAAATCCTTTCTGTATGTATTAGTCGTCTAGTTCTGCTCTGTCCATGACACCTTGATGATAGCCAATGTAGTAGGCATCAACCATGTGCTCCTTAATCTGCTCTTGTGCTTCTTCCAACATCTTGCTAAACAGCGAATCCTTTACAGCGTTCATAACTTCCTCCTTTCTTGGTGTAAATTATAGACTAAAATCGAATGTAATGCAACTCAGGCAATTGTCGTCGTTCGTAGACATTTACTTAATGTCGTCGTTCTCAGACACGGGTCTTACTGGTGCATCTACTGCACCATTGTTATATCCTTGCCAATAGGCTACGTCAAGATCTTCTTCTGACATTGACAATAAATTCCTATCACCAAAGCCATCCTTATATCCGTTATTGTAGGCGGTAATGGCATAGTCTGCATTTTCCAAAAACTCTTTTTCTGCATCTGTATATCCATCTAGATATCCCTTGACATAATTGTCAGGAATAAGATTACGAAAAAATTTAAACATTGAATACCTCATCTGTCAACACATCCTTTTCTAATGCTTGCTTCATATATTCAAGAGTGAAGGCCAATTCTTCTAGCGTATTGCCAACAACAGGAACAGGCTCTTCTGTATAAGCAACAGGAGTATCGCCAGTATAAAATACTTCATGAATTCCATATTCAACGTCATCGCCATAATCCACAGAAATTACTCTATAGTCCCAACTCATTCTTTTCCTTCTTTCTCCATTTGTAGGTGTTTCTCAAATATACTGCACCAAAGAGTATAGCAAAGAATGCAAATCCCCATTGTTGTGTAGCATAGCCATAATAGAACCAAAAGCATTCAGCCACTACTCCTACAAGCCACCCCCACCAAAAATGCCTGCCTGCTAGAATCATAGCCGATAGATTTAAGGACATTAATAACCACGACCACCACCAAGGAACCATTACTCATCCTTACTGTCTGTGTCAGACATGCCAGGGATGTATATGGTGAGGGGTTGTTTCTTACTATTTTCCGCCGAACTTACAACTTCAAAATCCATGCCACAGTTCCAGCATCGAACGTTAGTCACTATTGCTCCTCGTCGTAATAATCCATCAACATGCGAAAGCCTTCTGGATCGCCTATCTCTCCGTGCCCTTGGCAATAATCCATAGGATCTAAACAAACTGGGCACTCATCTTCTGGGTAATCACTCATCTATTGCTCTCCAACATATCGTGCATCGTGGACCATGGTCTGTTTCTTCAACATCATGTGTGCAGTCTCTTTCAAGCCTAAGTCTTTCATCTACATGTGATGGAATATAATCATTTTGTTGTCTATGTTGTGCTATATGTTCTAGCATAAGATCATAATCATACCCCGCGATAAAGTTGCCGTCAAACCCCATAGAGCAAGCACAACAAATGAGTCCATAATATACATCATCATAAATATATGCATCTGCTTCTATAAAACGACAATAAGACATTAGTTTACTGACCTCCACGACCTGTATTTCATACCATTCCCTACTCTGCTCTTGACAGCCTTCTGATACCATCGTTGGTGTTTACATAAACACGCTCTATATCCTCTCCCACATCAGATTCAAGAATAACCTGATTCAATGCTGTGTGGAACAAATCCTGTGCGCTGTATGGCTCTCCTGGAGCCTCTTCTCCACTCTCTAGCAACTCATTATCTCTAATCTCTGCCGCCTCTTGTGTGCTAACATCATACTGCACAAAAAAAGTGAAAATTACATCTTTTACTTCTTCTTCTACTCTATTGTTGTTCATTATTACCTTTCAGTTAATTTCTTTCTAATCCACATTCTACACAAATATTACGACCACGCCATTCACAAAAATCATGATCGCATTGCTGCTGTTCTGCCTCGCTCATTTACAAAACCCCACATGATATATTTTACATACTGCACAGTACATTATTTCTCCAAGAAATTCCTAAGATTTTTGATCTCTTCGATCAGTACCATAGTAGCATAATAATTTGCGTGTTCCATAAAACCAATGGAAGCAAAATGTGCCGCCTTCTCTTCTAGTGTTTGCTCAACTCTCATCGTTTTCCTTAAACCTTTGTAGCAGATCGTCCACTGTCTCTACCTCGCTAAATACGCTTTCTTCCTGTGCAAGACCAAGTATGGATGCAACGCTCATCATGCCCTGCACCATACCCATGACTAGGTATTTTTCTTTCTTTGTTATCCCTGATATCTGTGCAAGTTCATAAGCCTCATCTGCAAATTGATTGGCAGATCCAATGAGGTGTGTGTTTAGTTGCTCTACATTAACATACAGTACTCCATTAATATTGAGGCTGTCAACATGAATGTCATCGAATATCATAGTAATATTGTATAATATGGCAGAAACTATGTCAAGAAATTAATGATTTTTTTCGTATACGCCAGATATATGAAAAAAATCTTCATTATGCAGGGTTACTGGAACTTGTTTTGTAAAAGGATTCTGTCTTCCATTTGAAGTTATAGAGAATAACTCTAAGATATCAGATCCAGCAGTAACGTGACCAACAATAGAGTATTGATCGTTGTTATTTAGGATATCATGCAAACAGCCATCAGACAGCAACCTGTTATCATGTGAAGGAAATGGCAACTTAAGATAATACTGACCAGTACCAAATGTTAAAATGTTGCCAAAATTAACATCAATATTGAAACTAATTATGTTTCCAACAGATGACCAATCTCCAGAAAACATTGGATCTCCGCTGAATGTTGGCTGTGGATCTTGTAGAGTACCACCCTCAATAATCCATGTTCCATCAGATGAACTGCCAGAGTATTCGTATATGCCAAACTGTGTAAATCTAGCCATCATTCACCAATTTCTAGCCCAGTAATAATTACTGCTGCCGTACTTGAGGAGCCAGATCCGATGATAAAAAGATCATCTCCTCCAGGCAACTCAAAAGATATAGCATGGTTTGGCATTATTCTATAGCCATAATTACTGGTTGTAAGAGTGTTGTCAACTCCAACATAAACATAATCCGTTGTGTGAACATTCTGAATGGTAACATCTAGGCCAGAGTGTGTTCCCGCTGGAGTTATCCTTAGTGGTGTAGTATTTCCAACCGTAAAAATTTGATGACTTGACATAATAAAATTATATCACGAACGGCAACGTGCTAAACTTATACATTATGCCCTAACCATGATAACAATGTCGTCATAACGACCCTTAATGTCTCTAAAATCGAATACCTCAAAATCATATCCTTCTAGATGCTGAGATATCTTCTTGATAGACGTATCACCATTCACATCTTCAATAAAATACTTTCCACCCTTTTTCATCTTGGGGAATATTAAATCAAATGACTTCATCTGATCTGAAATTCTATGGCTTCCGTCATCAACAACGTAATCAAACTTATTCCTGGAAAAGTTTTTGTTAATAACTTCTGGATCTGTAGCATCTCCAAGGATGAAGTTTTCTATTTCAAACTCAACGCTGCCTGATCTAATATCTATTCCATACACCCTGGAATTCTTAAAATATTCTTGCCACATAGCAATTGAGTGACCATACTCAACACCTATTTCTAGAATAGATATGTTCGAACGCCTATTCATTTCTCTATCATATAAATCTATATAACTGTGAAGAGTTCCCTTATCGCCCCAACCTTCTGGAGCAGAATATTTTGTATAAACTTCATGAAGTGTTGTCATTGTTATCCTTACTGTAGACAAGTATATTTTACACCAATAAATAGAATTATGTCAAGTATTCTTTGCACAACTTATTATACCGCTCAAGCCCGCGATGATACATTTCATAGTCTAATTCGTTTCTTTTCTTAAAAGCATCTATTTCTATATTTACCACATAATCTTCATTTAATTTTTTATTTGGATTAATGTTTATCCATCTTTTAGGGGCAATTATTCCTGTTGTTTTTGCCAATAAATCATATGACTTATCCATTTCTTTTGTATAGCCAACAAAGTCTATTGCCTCTGGACCATGTGGTGCAAAGAAATGTCCAAACATTTGATTAGGCTCACAGTTTTCTAAAAATTCATTCAGGCTGACCTTGGCATTTCCTTTAACATGCATGTCTGGATTTCCATCCTCCTGTAATCCTCCATGCTCTCCCCAAATAAGATGCATGTTGGGCATATCTTGCGGGGTATGGTGCTTGTAAAGATTAATGTGATGCCTAGTTACAAAATAATAAAAAGAGATATAGGTTTGCAACGGATCTCTTACAAAAGTTATATAGGTATGTTCGTGTTCATGCTTCAGTAAGGTGCCAAGAGTCTGATGTTTTCCACACCATACTGTACCCTGCGACCTCCAATACTCTGCCAAACCTAGTCCACCAGTTTTAGGAACATGAATAAAACCTATTTTTTTCATTCTGTTTCCACAATAAACATATCTTCTTGAGGTTTTTCTGTGTACTTAATCAGGGTATCTATAATATTGTCAAGGTCGGGGAGATTAAATTGAGAAAGTATAATCTTTAACTCTTCTATCGCCGTTTCTGACTGAATCAAGGAGTAAGGAATATACATGCTTGTCTTGCTTTTAGATATCTCCCAAGTTTTATCTTTTTGATAGTTTCTAAAAAATACCTCATTCATTATCTGTTACATTCTCCGTTAATCCAAATCTAGCAACCATACTAGCATACATTAGCCCCTGATTAAACCAATAGACTTGACGAAGTTCTTCATTGTCTTCAGATCTACTCTGGTATAAGCATTTATCAATATCGTCTGCAACAATCGATCTATAATACTTTTCTATTTGTTGCTCAGTATATTCAAACATATGTTAATTATACTTTATGCTTTCCAGTTATTTCAAAGATAGAAAGCACATCTGTTGATGAACTATCAGGGCTATATCCTTCAACCTTATATTTAGCAGTCTTGGATTTTGCCCTTCCTAGTTTAAATCTAATTGTATCCCTATTGTTAACAATTAAGGTGTGGAAGTTCCAATACCCTCCGACCATTTTGTAAAAAATGATCCTAGTATACTTTTTTCTATCGATGCCTGATAAATAACCAGATACCCTGCCGCCCGTTGCTTTGATTATCATCTCTGCATCAGGCCCCTCTTCTGGCTCTGCTACAGAAGGTGGAGGCATGTATTCTTTCTCTTCTAGAATAGGGGGGGTGGGAGGTACAATTTTTTGAATATGAAAAAAATCTGAGTCTGGTGGTATCACTACTGGCTCTGATGGGGGTGCGGGTGGTGCTGGAGTTGGTTCAGGTTTTGCAGGATCTGGAGTAGGCGTAGGTGTGGGTGTAGGCGTAGGTGTAGGCGTAGGTGTAGGTGTGGGTGTAGGCGTAGGAGTGGGTGTAGGTGTAGGAGTGGGCGTAGGTGTAGGAGTGGGCGTAGGTGTAGGAGTGGGGGTGGGTGATTCAGATTGACCAACGTTAGCCAAAGATTTTGTAGTCCCAGGAAGGTAGTGGGAAACGGCAACAACGGCAGTAGATTTAATGTATGAGTCAACGCTTGAGGGAGATGCAGACTTATTTTCTGCCAAATACGCCGCCGCAACCCCTGCAACATGTGGTGATGCCATTGATGTTCCAGACATTGTTTGTGATCCTCCACCAAGGGAGGTGGATACAATATTGCTTCCTGGTGCAAATATATCTACAACAGAGCCATAGTTAGTAAAATAAGAGTTTCTATCTGTTTTATCTGTAGATGCTACAGTAATTGCTGAAGCCTCTGATGCGGGAGAATATTTTGAAGCATCAGTTCCAGAGTTGCCAGCCGCAACAACCATGGTAATTCCCTTAGACACGGCATTTCTTACCGCAATATTTACCGCCTCAGTTTTATGTCCCCCAAGACTCATATTTGCAACTGCCGCATATCCTGGATAAAGTCTACTGTGGTTGTTCGCTACCCAATTAATACCATCAATGACGGATGAGGAAGACCCCGATCCAGAGCAGTCAAGCACTCGCACACCTACAATTTTTGCGCTGGGGGCCACACCGTATGTAGAGGATGCCGCTGATCCCGCAACGTGTGTTCCATGACCATGGCAGTCCATTGGATCGCTATCGTTGTCAATAATGTCTATCCCACTTGAAGATGCCCTGCCTCCAAAGTCTGGATGAGTGTAGTCAATTCCAGTATCAATGATATAGATAACAGATCCGCTGCCTTTGCCAGAATAATCATAGTAGTTATCTAGAGGTAGTGTTTTTTGATTTAATCTATCAACGCCCCATGAGTAATTAAAAATAGACATTGGTTGGTCATTTTCAATTATGCTTACCTCTGGATTTTTTTGCAGTGCCTGCTTTTCTTCATAGGTAACTTCTCCAGAAACAACATTGCCATCTTTTTTTACAACAACCACACTTTCACCATAGGAGTCATCCTTAAGCAAATCTTCAACCGTTTCCTCTGTTAACGAGGCAGGAAATCCAACAATGTCATTAGAAAATTTATCATTAAACGCTTCAGCATTTGTTGTTGTTGTAATAAAAAAAATAGAGCAAAGTGATACGAAAGCAGCCGTTTTCATTTTATCTCCTAAATAGCGTGCGGCCTTGATTCCTTAACACTATTATAGGTTATTTCAACGTATTCTGCAATAGCGGAAAGATTTTTTAAAGATTCTACTCCTGAATAAGAGCAGCCGCTTCCCAGACCTCCCCTTATTTGATCAAATATATGATTCACAGACCCTTTGTAAGGAGTAGTGGTAGAGATTCCTTCAGAAACTGAAACCCTACCCCTAGAATCTTTTTGTGCCTGAGAAGAGGCCATTCCACGAAAAATCTTGGCCTCTTTTCCATTATGATCTATAATAATATCTCCAGGGGACTCATCTGTGCCAGCAAGCATAGAGCCAATCATTACTGCATCTGCTCCTGCTGCAAATGCCTTGACCATATCTCCACTATTACGAATTCCTCCATCTGCAACAATAGAGCATTCAACGCCATTCATTTCTCTCAACTCTTCTACATCCATAATAGATGCAAGAGTTGGTACACCATGACCGCTTACGATTCTTGTTGTGCAGGCACTCCCTCCACCAATACCCACTCTAACAGAATCTGCTCCCGCCTCTGCCAACCTCATAAATCCATCAGCAGTTGCAACATTACCAGCCATAATATGAATGTCGTCACCATATGCTGCTTTCAAACCGTGTACCGCCCTAATTGCATACTCGCTGTGACCATTTGCAGTATCAACAAGAAATATCCTTGTTCCAGCATCATATAACTCTTGAGATAGATTCATATACCCATTAGTTGCTGCAACAGATACTCCAAATCTATGCTTTGCGTCTGATAGAACCTTTGTCTTGTTAATCAACATATCTTCTGGCATATATCTATGAAGAATACCTAGGCCTCCTGCCTTAGAAAGCACCATGCACATTTCTACATCACATACTGTATCCATGGGGGCAGCGATAACAGGAAAGTCCAGTACAATCTCTCTTTCCCCATATCCAATGACCATGGAAAGATCTACTTCATGTCTTGACTTTACCTCGCTATCTTGGGGCACAAGCAGAATGTCATCGAAACATAATGCTGTCTTGTTATACGGAATCATATGCTCCCTCACAGCAGCCGTCGCACCCATGGATGTGCTCTGCCCAACTACTAGGTCCGTTTAACCTGTATTCATCTGGGTCTGGATGACCAACCCCATGCTCACAGATACGTTCCATTAGACTTCTGTCTTCCCTCCAATGTTGAGGGTAGTGCCTCATGCTATGCATGGAACGATTATGAATGGTACAATTTTGATTCTTGCACGCAAAGTTTGGGTGAGTATAAATAATCTCACCAGAGTTTTCTAATTGAACCCTGTCCACTACTTTTCCCTAGTTTCTGTAGAATAAAATCCAGATCCGTTAAAGATTACTGGTGAAGAATTAAACAATTTTTTTACCGCCGCATGGCATGTTGGGCAGTATGCAAGGGTGCTGTCATTCATTGATTGACGATAATCAAAGTCTCCACATACATTACAGCGGTATCTATAAGTTGGCACTATGACCTGTGCCTCCACTCTGAATATCCAAGAAAATCATCCTGGCTTTCTGTGTATGGTGCAATCTCATCATCTTGTGGCAAGGCAGCCTTACGAAGATTGCCTGCTTCCATTACAGCCCTCTTTTCTTCCTGCTTCTTCTCTGCCGCCCACACCTTCTTGCCTGCGGCTCCTGCACCAATGGCAATGGTTTCTGCGGCGGTAACGAAAGCAGCAACAATATCCTCTGGATGAACTCGCTCATCCTTATTAAAATGATTTGTTACTTCTAGTGACTGAACAACAAGATCAGCAAACTCCCGTGTCGTCATGTACCATTCTGGCTTATTCCAACTCATTTCTTCTCCTTATGACAATTGCATCCACATTTTCCAAATGTGAATTGATATTTACACCCATCGTGGTAGCCTGTCGAACACCAACCAGACGACCTTTCTAGTTGCCTATCTGGTGTTGGATCAGGCCAGTCATCTTCAACCGACCTTTTCTTTTTACCCATTTTTCTCCGTAACTCTACGCCAGTTTCCGTGGTATAAGTATACACGAAGCATTACTACTGGTCAATTATTTCATTAAAAACATTTTCCCATTCATCTGCTCTAGAATCAATAGTGTGATTCTCTTTTAACAACTCATAATTTTTTTCAGATTCTTCTTTTCTTGTTTTTGGATTTATCAACTCTTCTAAGATTTCTAGCCATTCATCTTCATTATTGGCTACCCTACCTATACCTTGGTTAGCAAGCAGTTCATATTCAGGACTCCAAGACGACACAAAAGGAATTCCAGAGGCTGCGTACTCAAGTCCTTTGATTGTAGACTTTGCATGATTAAAAGGTATGTTGCTTAATGGGACAATTCCAACATTAATTTTTCTAAACATTTGCGGATACTCGCTCATGAGTCTTCTGGGTTCCTTGGTTATTTTTACTGTGTCAGGAATGCCCATCATTTGCACAATATCTTTATTAAGATTTTTAATGTGCCCAGCATGGTGAAATGATAATCTATTTTTTTCTAAAAATTTTCCAAAAAATGGAGACATTTCTTCTAAATCATTTGATCGCCAAGGAATGGCACCAACCCAGCCAAAGGTGGGAAGCCACCTTGAATGATCACCCTTTTTGTGCCACTGATCTAAAGAAACAGAATTACGAACTAAATAAACATTGTCCACTCCTTTATTTTTTTTGTAATAATCATAAAGAAATTGTGTAGATGTTATAACTCCATCAGCCATATCAATTATCTCTAAATATATATCTCTATTTATATCATCATTTTTTGAGGGGTCTGTTGTGGAATAAGCAAAATTTGTTTCCCTTAAATCTTCATAAAAATCGTCAACATCAACAAATATTTTTTGATCTGGTCTTTTGTTTTTCATAATTTCTAAAATATTTCTATGCATTATTAATTTAAAAACTACTACATCCCAGTCAAACATTCTTTTATCTTCAGATATAAGTGCTCCAAAACCGTGATTTTCATCATAATCTGGAATGGCTACTGCTATCTCAAAACCTCTTTTTGCCAATTCTTTTCCAGGCATAACGCAACGATACCACGCGCAGCCGTTAGCCTGGATCGGCTTTGATTTTGAAAAGTCTGTTGTTAAAAATGCTATACTCTTTTTTTGTTTCATTGATGCTCCTTAACGCTGGCGTGGTAGGATTCGAACCTACAACCCATCGATTAACAGTCGATTGCGCTGCCGTTGCGCCACACGCCATGGCGAGCCTCCTGTCCGATTCGAACGGACGACAGCCGCATTACAAGTGCGGTACTCTACCCCTGAGTTAAGGAGGCGTGCCTGCAATTATACAGGACTTGATTCGGATGGTTTCTCATTAATCTTATGAGTTTCATCAATAACCTCAAATGCATAAGCACGCAAAGAATCTTCGTGCTTAAGGAAATGATGGCGGCAAAACAAAAGATCTCCTGCTACCCCATTTACCCATACAAAAGCCTGACTTGAACAACGATCACAACGATCAGTTACCTTGAGAACATTTGTACGCTCTTCTGTCATAGTTTCCATGCCGTCTCCTTTATTATCGATTGTGTATATTGTACTATCAATAAAGAAATTTTGTCAAGATTTCTTTGGTATAAAATTTTCTTTTTTACCTTTACCCCAATACTCTACTGCGTAATTTTTTTCTATTAATATTTCGTTTAAGCACTCTTCTGTTTCAATAATAATAATTTTTGCCAAGTACCTGCCAAACTTTTCTCTTTTATCTTTTTCTGACCTCAGAAAAATTTCTTTGCCAACGGGAAGAATACTTTTAACATAGTCTATTGCTTCTTTTCCTAAGTCAGTATTTTTTTCTGCGGCATTTATACCTAGAAGTCGGACCCTTTGATGAATAGATATGTCAAAACCAAGATCCACGGACACATCTACTGTATCTGCGTCTACAACTCTTGTAATCTTTGCCTTATACTCATACATATATATCCCTATTTAAATATTGGTATTTTTCTATTTATTGGTATACACATTTCTGCTCTTTCTGAAACAAGAAATTCTAAATCTTTGTAAGAAATATATGCAGATCCATTAAAACCATATTTCTTCCCCCAAGAATTCCTCCACCTAAATACTTTAGAGACTGCATCATAGCCTGTAACAGTGAGACAATGACCTCCCACCAAGTCTCCATCAATTTTGACAAACCCATTTGGGAGTGTCATATACATTGCTTCATACCAGTTAACCCCTATAACCACTGGACCCAGTTGTATAACAGAATCTCTTAGATCTTCAATGCTAAAGCACCACCTATATTCCTCAATGTGACCATCCTGCATCATTATCTTTGCTCCTGCTAAAACAGAAGTTCCTTCGTATTGTTCTCCAGGCCACTCGTCTATTTTTTGTGCTCTTTTATAAAAACTGTTGGCAATTGTATTTCCTACTAATTCGCTTGGTTGTTTATTGGGTGCAAATGGTTCCGAAAGAAGTTCTGCTGTCCAACCAAACCCCACACATGCGCCCTCGCTACCCTGATCTAAGACAGTTCCTTCTTTCCACATCTTTGTTTCTTCTTTTATATCTTTAGAAAATATAGATCTTACAGAATAATCCCTGGATCTTTTATCAAAGAGTGGTGACCAATCCAGAGTTTTTTTCATAAATATATTATCTCACACTATTTGTGCCCGATGCTGGAATCGAACCAGCCATGCCAACGGCGACGGTTTTACAGACCGCTTCCCCACCTTGGGGACTATCGGGCTTAAGTGCCCCTGGCAGGAGTCGAACCTGCGACTTAAGCATTAGAAGTGCTCCACTCTGTCCTCTGAGTTACAGGGGCGTAACATCAACTTCCCAAGCGAGCGGCTGACCAGAATCGAACTGGCGATAAGAGTTTGGAAGACTCTTGTGTTACCTCTACACCACAGCCGCGAATAGGCTACCTTGTAGTCTTGGTCCACTGCAATTTGTATTGCTTTAGACCCATTCGATAGCACCTATTGTACTCCTCTGCGTACTTCTTTTCAAGTGCCTCGCCTTGCTTACCGCCAACAGACTTCTTGATAGAGTCCATTGCCTTTTCTAGATCACGCAATGCACGCTGATCTTCTTCTGTATAATCTTCTTTAGACTTCAACTTGCTACCTCCAATAGTTCCTCGTTATACATTAATAGATGCGTAGGCCACACATAACTGCATTTATCGCAACATGAGATGGCCTCGTCATGCACGAACTCTGCATAAAACTCTGGGTCTTTATTATATAGATTATTACGATGAGACTGATGAACACGCTCATCACCCCACCACGGAGGCATTATGATATTGTCTCCACGATCCCAATTCCAATCGTACATCTCTTGAATAGCATCCCAATTCTTTTCTGTACTAATGCCGCGCTCATCGCACTCATACTTAATAGCAATGAGGTATTCAAAGAGTGCATTATCATAATTGCGCCACATCTTAACAGCAGGATGATTAACCCAACCACCTTTAGTACGTTTGTTGGCTAAAATGCTGTAGATTTGACGACCCTCTAATAATTGCTTATTAAGTCGCTTGTTGTCTAGCACAGCCGCAGACTCAAGCATGTCTGCATAAGGAACAAATGTTTGCATTGTTTTCCTTTGTTTGTAGGGGCTTATATTATCGCATGTCGTTACAATATTTGTCAAACATATCTTGATGAAATGTCTCATCTTCTTTGATAAATACCGCCGCACGACCAATAGTTTTGCGTGGTTTGCAGATATCTTCTACAGCATGATAACTTCCTCTATTTACATAATCATCCCAGAAGATAATTGTTCCTGGCTTTGCATGACCAATAGAATATAAGAAGCACGCCACTCTAAATCTACCGTCGATAATGATAGTGTCGGGATCTATACCTTTTTCTTTTGCCATATTCCAGGGTGCTACAGGATATTCAGGCCACCTGTGCTGATAGTCTTTATTGATTGGATACCCCCACATTTTTGTTTCACCAACGTAAACATGAATAGGTACAAGAAGTGGACCATCCTTATTGTATTCTGCAACCACTTTGTCTAAAAACTTTTTATCATTCTCTGTTGAAATAATTGCTTGAGCATTAGACTTTCCACCATAGATGGTGGAGCCACCTGAACCATATTCAAGAATGATGCTTGCTTCATCAATCATATTCTTTAACGCTTTTGTTTCATCGGCAGGCATTGCTATTTTCATAGTTTGTCCATCTCCACATAACTGCAATCATGCAAGGACTTCTTTGTTAGCCCCCGCGTTCCATTATCATCTTGATAAAATATTGGCTCATTCAGGGAGTAGATCTTATACTCTGGATGAAACTTAGAGATGCTTACATCTCCAGCCTTATAAGTATCTGGATCTGCAATAAACTTTTCCATAATATCGACGCAAGCCTGATCATAAATTGGATTAAGATGTATGATTGCATGGCGAGCAAGCATATTATATACCCTGTGATAATCATCGTTTAACTCAGTAATCTTTAGGCTCTTTGGAAATGGTTCATCTTGATTATGATTCCAACCATATCTACTAAAGCCAATATATACTGCATCAGCATCGTCTGGAACCTTTATACTTTTCTTAAACTTAAAAATATCCAGATCGTCCTCAAGAATTAAACAAGGATAGTTATTCTCTGAAATAATATTTTTTAATAATTCAGAGTGAGACATTGAGCACCCAACTCTTTTTCCTGCTTTTTTACCAGAAAATCTTTTAACATTAGAGAATCCATATTTTTTTAAAAGTCTTTCCATTTTATTTTTTCTTTCTACTTTTTCGTCTAGGTTTATGTAAAAAGTAGGAAGTTGGGTTATATCAATAATCATTTATTTAGGGCTATCCTTTACAGAAGAATTTGTCAAGGTCTCAATTTGATTATTAAGTAGAAGTATTTGAGCATTTAGGTTAGCAATTTCTGCCTCGTAAGATCTAGCATTATTTCCCATTCTGTCTATAGTAACATTAAGGGTATTCTGTAACAACTCTTCTTGATTCATTTATTTCTCCTTAATATATTCTTTACACATTTCATAAATTATACACCTTCTTGAGTGCCTGATCGCACCCTTTTTGGTGATACATTTTTTTGTTTTAACATAAACTATTCTATCTTCTCCAACATAGCATTTTTCAACTACATAAAAAAAATTGCTTTTGGTAATATTAATCCAAAACCTGTCACTCATGGATTAAGTCCAATGGTGTTGGAGCGGTGACCCTTGTTTTGCAAATGGCACATTCTGCATTTAGCAGATACTGCGCTATCTCGTACCCCTCATCAAACACCGCCTGAATAGTAAAAAGCGTTGATGCACAACTTGGACACTCTCTTGTTGGTATACCTCTAGCGTCTAGCATTCCACTTTTTGTATCGCCATATGACTCATCCATGCCACAATTTTACACTATGACATGGATGGTTGTCAATAACTATAGTCCTGCGCGAGAAAAGATTGCGTCAATCTCCTGGACATGGTGAGGGCCAAACTTTGCAGCAGCCTCTCTCTGCTTTGTCCATTCGCGGTTCATTGCACGGATAGCCTTTTCCTCTTCGCTTGTGGCGTTTGTGAAAAGATTCTCAATTGTACGCATGATTGTCTTCATGTAAATTCCTCCTTTTGGGATGTGGGATATCTTAATTATATCAAATAATAAAAGTGTTACAGATCACTGTTTTTTTTCAGCGAACTGTCAATTTGCTTGTAAAATTCTGTAAAGTCTATGCCTATCATTTTTTGATATTCATAAAATCTTTTGTTTTTTTCTACGCCAAAGATTCCTTCTTCTTTTCCTTCAAGAATTGATCTTTGAACAGACTTAGATTGATTCTCAAGATTTCTCCACTTTATTTCTCTAGCGGTATCATCTCTCTGGTTCCATATTTTTGGGTGATCTTTCCTATTATAAAAATGCCACACAAGCATTTCATTCGGTGCGTATATATCCCATCCCCTTGTATATGCTCTAAAGGCAAAACAAAGTTCTTCACCCATAAAAGAGATTCTTTCATCGTATGGAACCTCTTCTACTAAATTACCTGGGGAAAAAACATAGCCAGCCAAAATTGTGTATGATAGGTGAGGTTTTGTTTTATCAAACATAATCTCCCTGTTCCCTGCCCATTCGCTCCTGTATGTAAATACAACACTGGTCCAAGATGGATCACTCCAAAATATAGAATCATCCTGTGGAAAATATTCTTTTCCATTAGTCCATAATTGATAGGGTGCAGGAAACTGACTTAAAATAATCTTTTGATTTTTTTCTTGCAACTTTTTTGTCATTTCTATTAGTTTTATATCCCAGTCTTTAGCGAATCTCATATGTGAATCTATCTGAAAAAAGAAATCTTCTCCGTTATACATTTCCATGCATTTTTTTCTAGCGAATCCTGCACCGCGAGCATCCTTCATATGAACCTTTTGATGACTTATTTTTGCCTTATCTGAAGATATATCAGGCCACCTATTAGTATGGTCTTGATCATAAATTCCAATATGAAGACCATTTGGGTTTTTTGCTTGAGAGATAAGGCTATCAACAGTTTTCACCAACTCTCTATCTCTATAACTGGCGATAGAAACAAATATTGTCATGACAATTTCTGTCCCCCTGGAACATCATATACTGGATCTAGTGTCACATTAACACCATGTGACTCAATTATTTTTTTTACTTGAGTCATGTATATGACGCACTTAATTCTTTCTTTTTCTGACATATGTCTCCAGTGGCTCTCGTAAAACCTAAGGGCCAGGTATGGGGGATGAAAGTCATACTCAACTATATCCATCACAAAATCTGATGGAACCCTAAGAGACTTTATCTCTTGCTTCATTTTAGGTGTGTATGCTGTCATTCTTTCTCCATTGTGAGTGATTGCCAAACCTCAAACCAGTCATTTTTTTCTTTGTGGCTGTTGTGTTCTTTGTCTATCATACCATCTTTTAGATAAATGCCCCCATGAACACCCCATTCTTTTCCAGAAACTCCAACCGCAAAGCATCGGCTGTTGACGCTACATCTTTGACATAACTTATCAACACTGGCGGCTAGATCTTTTTGCTCTTCATATTTTTCAAAAAATATATTTGTGTCCATTCCTAGGCACGCTGCATCATCTTTCCATTTTTGCATATCTGTTTCCAATGTTTTTAGGTACGTTCCATCCATTCTTTCCTAATGGAAAGATTTTTTTCTTAAACCAAAATCCGTCTTTGTATACTCCATCAACAAAAAACATGGCGTTATCAGACTTAGTGTGCCTTACAACATCCCATCCGTCCCACTCCAAGTCTGAGGAGCGACTAACAATAACTTCCATTTTATCTAAATCATTAATTAACATGAACTTCCTTTTCCGATGTGTATATTACTTTTTTTATTCCAGCATTTTTTATAAGGCCAGAGCATTTTATGCAGGGCTTAGAGTCTCTATCTTCTCCATTTTTGTTTACCCTTGCAACATATATTACCGCACCTTTGAGATTTTGACCAGCCTCACGGATAGCCACTTCTTCTGCGTGGTACGAACAATCTTGCTTAATACGACCACTATCTATTACACTTGGAGGATTCCTATCTTTGTTCCATCCAGTACCTAGAACTCTACCACCCTTGACAACGACTGCCCCGTGGGTATTTCTTGATTTAGACTTTGTTGCAAAGTATCTAGCCACACTAATATAGGCATTGTCTTTATTACTTAGCATAATTATTAGTACCTAAATATTCCAGTCTCTACTCCGTACATTTCCATTTTATGAGCAAGGGCTGATGGCTTCTGGTTAGGATTAGAAAAAAAAGCAAAATAATTAAAATTATCGTGGTTTTCTTCTACAAAAGATGCGGGAACCCTATAGTATTTAATCTTTATCCCTCTTTGCTTTAGACTTTTTTCACTAACGTTACAAAATTCAGCAGTATATGAGTTTATTGATGCTGGCCCTACAGCATAAATATTAAAATTTTTGTCACTTAAATCTGAAAGAACCACTCCCATGGCACGCAGGAATGTGTTGTAGTTTGAAAACTCTTTTGTTCCTTGAACTGCAACGTTCATTAGTTTTTCCAATCTTCTATGCTATCCAATATTGTCATCATTTTATTAACATCTCTCACGTTCATGTCAAAGGCATTTACTGGCCTTGCTTCTTCTTTTACTATTTCTTCATCAACAACATCTGCCTCGTAAAACATATTGTTGACAACCCAGTAAGCCTTGTCTTCTACTATTGCTACCTTCAAGTATCTATCATCTTCCTCTTCGTCTTCAAAGTTATCTTTTTCATAATCATACGGATCTTCCATGTCTAACTCTTCATCTATTATAGCCACTTCTAGGGAAGAAAGCAACAGGATAAATGATAGTGGAAGAAAAGGCATCAACCTTATCAACAACTTCATGCTATTACTCCTTTGTTAAATTTTATCAGGAGTTGTCCGTTTTGTCAACGTTTGCCCTAAAAGAAAAAGCAGAACCTTCCCAGGCTTTCTTTGCTTCCTCTCTCTTAACAATCTTTCTTGACCATGAAAAACCAGCATCTCCACCCCATGCGTCCCACATAATGCGACCGTTGGATGGATTGCTAGTATTATAAAAGTCTTTGCCCTTCTTGTCAACCTCATGACGGGAGAAGAAAGAATACATACGCTTTACAGTATCAAGGGACATTGATCTACCCGCGACAATATCAGACGCTCTTCCCCATCCTACAGGAGTTCCAGCACCCTTTGCCTTACCCTCTTCCTTCCACCTTAATGCTCTGCGAGCAGCAGTTTTCATTCCAGAGGTGGGGGTATATGTGTCAGCCATTACAGAATCTCTCTCTTTATCATTGCTGGCATTGGATCAAATCCAGACCACATGCTCTTTGCGGCTCTTAAGGTTTCCATTCTGTGACCTACCATTCTTCCTGTTGGCTTTCCATCGCGGTATACCTCAATGACTACCGCTGGATTGTCGGGAGTTCCTGTAATTGTAAAGTCAGAATTTGGAACATTGTATGATCCATTTCTAATTACTCTCTTTACCTTACCCTTTGCATTTCCCCCACTTGATCCCCAAGAAACCATTTGACCAACACGAACGCTGTCGGCCTTGCTCATTCCTGGATTGCAAACTGGGCAGTTAGGGCAGTCAACGTCCATTGACTTGCAGGTTGGGCAACCACACCCTTTATACTTCTTGTCCATTTCTTCAGTAGAATACAATGCAGCCATTTGAGCCTGAGCCTTCTCTTTTGTTTCGTGGCAGCCCTCTAACTCATTAGTACCTTCTTTGAATACACCATAGCCAGAACACTGGGGGGTTCCTTGACGAATTTCCCAAGGCATTAGTTATCAAACAACCTATTCCATGCTTTTGGCCCCATCTTTCTTCCATCGGATGTTTGATTAATTGATCGATAAAATGACCTAACTGCATTTCTTGTTTGATGAAAATAATTTCCAGTTGGTCCAGCCTTAATTGCAAAACCCTTAGCAATTAGTTGTGCCTGCAAAGCCTTTACATAATCGTTTCTTTCTCCCCATTTTACGTTTTTGACACCTGGATATGGCATACCAGTTACAGGCTCGCTAACTTCGGCAATAAGATCCCCTACTGAGGTTTCAGGAACTTCTTTGCCCCCATCCTTAAATATTTCAAGATCGAACTTGGAGCCATCTCTTTGCGCTTTATCTGTGAAAGAAACGTGAATGTGTTGTGTATGTCCCCAATTACCTTTTCTCCAAACCCAATACTTGTCTCTATGAGTTCCGCTTGCAATCATGTTTTCATATACTACATATTTGAGTCTGCCGCCGTCTTTGCCCTTGCGTGCATACTCAATTAGTTGATCAGCAAATTCTCTAGCAACAGCACCCTTGCGTCCTTCTCCATCACCCATATTCTCATCAATATCAATGGCGTGAACCCACCCATCTCTATCTGGATTATGGTCGCTCTTCCTGGCTTGATGAGCCTTGTCCCCTACCCAGCCATCACTGCGCTTATCTCTACTGGGATATGCCTTATTAAGTTGATCTCTTAAAGTTACCCCTGCCTTTACTAACTTTGCCATTATAGATCCTCTCCAAAGTCTGGCTCTTGTGCCTTTGTGTAATCTTCAGGGCTGTTGGTGTCCTCTCCGCCCTTTTCTTGATTGCTAATTGGGGTAACTCCAGTTTGTGTGTTAGAAGAAAATATACTCATTTAAATATTATACCACTAATATAGGTTTTTTTTCCAAATAAAAGTTATTTCTGCCAAAGTATTTCTGTCTTCTTTATCTAAATAAGAAATTTTTTCATAATTTTCACTGTTTTCATTTAACCCTATCATAGGCTCACCGTCTTCATCAAAAACTATCTCAATCATATCTTTTGTCCATAAAGAAAAAGCCCCAGCGTTAAACTCTTGCATATGGCTTTTATATATTTCTGGAACTAAGTCTTCTGCCTCTTTTGTTAATCTATATATAGGATTTCCATCTTCATCTTTAAGTTGATATTCTAAAACCCCTAAGGCTAATAGGTATTCAATTAATTCATCGTCCAAATCTACCAACCCTCAATACCAACAGTTATTTTTCCCATTGGCTTCCCATAGGTTAGGATCATTCTATTCATGAGGGTTCTTACACAGCATCCAGCCCTTTTATCATTTACAAAGTCTATTGCTTCTCCATCAATATAGAGAGTGGCGTTGTATCTCTGCTCTGGAGCAGGCTCTATTACTATTTGCATATAAATATTATATCAGTCTTTGTCGGCAGGGCGGGGCTTGAACCCGCAATCGTATTCCCAGTTTATAAGACTGGCGGCTTAACCAATTTGCCTACCTGCCGTATTTGTCAGGAAACAACTAAAAGCGTTATTCCCCAAACTAGGAGGCCCATTGCAATGATTGTTGCAACAATAGTGCTCAAAGGAAATTCTTTCTTGTCACTTAATCCAAGTGCTGATATGTTTGCAATAAGATTAAGTCCAAACAAAATAAGTGTTGTAATAATATATAGTGTTGTTGCAAGTCCCATTTCTTTACCTTTCTAGTATGACTCTAATTATAGCGAGTACAACAAAAGTTGTCAAGAACGTTCTCCACATTACCTCGCTCACAGCATGTTCAATCCAGCCAAATAATCTTCTATTTCTTTTGGAGCGGGGGGTGGCTCAATAAGATTCTTAATCTTTTCTTGTTCCTGACGCTCTTTCTTAGTTGCAGAACTCCATGAATGAATTTCTATTTCTTGATTTCTCTCCCTGCGGGTATGAGAGATAGCGTTATAAACTGATCCACACATAGCGTCTGCCAAGTCCTTTGACTTCTTTCTTGGATGGTCCACTTTCTTATCAGATACAATCTTTAGTTCGCTCATTTCCTCAAACAATAAGTCAATGTGTGGCAGTGCTACACGCTCTTCATAAATCAACATAGCCAGATCCTCATAATGCTTCTTGGCTACTGACAAAGTATCTGTCTTAATTCCTACCGCCTTTAGTTCCTGCTGAATGTCAAAAGATTGCCAACGGTCAAAAGTCACCAGCCCAAGATTGAATCCCATTCTTCTAAGATGAATAATCCAATTCTTTACCTCGCTAAGATCTACTGGACCTTCCTTACGAGGCTCCCACCAGGCGATAGCATCTACCACAACGAATGGAACGATTTGCTCGTAATCATTAAATGACTTTATTTCTACCCATTTTTCTACATGGCTAATTGATACAGCACACTTGTCATGCTTCTGTGCAAGGTCAGCATGAACAAAATAAACTTTGTCTGGATCAGGCTCAAAGGCTCCATCAAATCTTCTCAAATTATCTAAAGGATTCCTCAAAGTCATTGCTCTCTGTACTTTATCCTGCTGCTTGAAGAATGCGTCAGACGCAAAGTTTGGCATACATGCAAAACGCATGAGGGCATCTCCAGGATCTGTATAGAATGCTAGTTTAAAGTCATCGATCTTTCTGGTGGGGTTTACCTCCCATGTGGGACGCTTGATGGCAAACACATAAGGAATCTTGTAGGCAAGAATATGGTCCTCGTCCCATTCGATACTAAACTTATTGCCTTCCTCATCTTCTGGAAGGTCTGGGTTAAGAATAAACTCATGACTTTGAACCACTGTTTCTTTTTCTGCAATAACATCCTCATATCTCTTGGTAATAAAGTCACCCTTATATCTAGGGAATGATAGAAGAATTACTTTTCCATAGTCTGGAAAACGCGAGTCAACAGATGCGCGGAATGCCTTATAGATAGCGTCGCCAGTCTTGGCATTCTCATTTCCTGAAACAGATTCTTGTGCAAAGCCAGAGATCTCATCAAGTACCGCCAACATAAGGTTCAAACCCTCATGGCTCTCTCGTTCTGAGTGACCAGAGTAAACAGTAATAGATTTATCAAACGTTACCGCATCTACCTTCGATTCATACTTTCCAGCAAACCATGGGGAGTGCTCAATCTTTGTTTTAAACCCCTTAAAGAATACGTTCTTGGCCTGCTGCGCGTTGATGGCAACGTTAATGAGGTCGATAGCATCCCCTGCTGGCTTACCAAAATACTTTGCAGGATCTTTTAAGCACAATAGTTTATAGACTAGGTATGCTGTTCCCACAGTTGATGTAAAATCTTTTCCACTACCCTTGCCACATTGAAGAATAACTTCGTTCTTTGTGTACTTTTTATAATGCTGTGCGGCCTCATTTTTTTCCATAAACCTTTCAAGATCCTTTTGCTGATATATCTGGCTCATGGTTTCTACCAAGGTGTATTGAATTTCTGAGAGAGGGGGCTGACCTAAATAATCTTCTGAAGTAACAAAGGTTGTAATATCTACGGGATACTCTTCAAAAGGATCATCGTCTAGAACATTAAGAAAATCGTCAAAGTCTAAACTCATAGTGTTACTGCCTCGTCTGCCCCACCATAATCAGCAAGCCTTCTTGCAACTTCATATTTACACTTATCACATTCACCAACAACATCTTTTAAGATGCCAAGTAGGATTTCTTGCTTTCTTTCTTGTTCAAGTAATTGGTCTGCCAACTCTTTGTTTTCAAGAAGTCCAGCCTTCTGAAGCATATCCATTCTTTTATTTTCAATATCAAGAATGAGTTTTAAGGCGTTTGTCTTTGCTCCAAGATTGGCTGCTAGATCTGCATCTTCAATAACTTCATAAGCCTTTTTAATTAGTTGATTATAATGCTGGTCTGCACTGGCAAGAGCCTCTTTTGCTCTAGCACGAATGGCTTCATTGTTAGATACCATACCCCGCCACTCATTAAGTAGTTTTACTACTCTGTTGCGAGGTATATCAAGTTGCTTGGCAATAGTAGATTCATCATTGCCCTTGATATACTCAGAGGCTATCTTGTTTACCTCTTCTAAATGCAATACGATATCGGTTTCCATGGGAATAATTATAGCAGCAGGGTAGGATGTTGCCACCTAATGATTTGGTTCCTACCCTGCCGCCACCTTAATAGCAGTTGTGGCCTGGATAATACCAATGCTTCTTACCGCTACCGTTTTGCCAAGCAGTATAAAAAGCACGATCTTGGTAATACCTTGACCACTTGTGAATTGGTTTATCAAACAAAGTCTTTATTTCAGCAGACAAACCATCTTTTGTTTTCTTGGATTCCTTTAACATCATCCAAACAAGCCCATCTCTCCATTGAGAGTCCAAGAATTGATAGGCTCCTCTTGCCGAGGATGACTTATTGGCAGCCCGATAAGAAAAACGGGATTCACGCTTCATAATACATTTACGAGAATTTTCCCATTTAGAATCGAACCATTTACCGCGATACAAAGATGGCTCGTAGCCCTTCATATCGTCAGCATCAGCGGAGCGAGCAGACTTATGCTCCTGGCTGATGTATACGACCTTTCCCGTCGCAGTTGGTGCAGACTTAGCATACACCGTGTCAGAGGCAATGACGGGGGAAGCAATGGTAATTGTTAGCACCATCCCCAGCATACCTCCTAGCAGTTTCGTTTTCATCTGTTTCCTCCTTGCGGCGGCAACAATATCTAGCATAACATAGTTGTCTCAATTATGCAATATTTAAATTCTAAAATTGTCTATTATGTTTCCTGTGAAATGTACGATTTCTGTGACAATTAGCACAAACTATCTCACATTTATCTATTTCTTTAAATATGTCTTCTAGTGGATGCTTGTCTAGCATTCTAGATATGCTACTTACTTTTGTTCCTCTTACATGATCAAAGTCAAGCAGGTAATATGGGAACTTTCCACCACAGTCCACGCAGCCACTTTTTTCTTTTATGTTTGCCAACATTTGCGCTATTTCTTTTTTGCGCTTGGGGGACCTTCTCTTTGGCCTTTCTTTGGAAAACAAAGACTGCTGAACGTATTTATTTTTTGCTAGGTTTTCCCCTGGCATAACATTATTATACCTGAGTCTTTTTGCGCTTCCTTCGCTTTTTGGGGAGAACCTTAATTCTATCTGTCCTAAAGGAACGGTGACCACAGTTTTGACCACGCTCTAGTTCATAGCAGTCAATCCAGTCTGTTCCCGTGTCTGTGCGACGCACATATTCCTTAAACTTAAACTTAGTTCCCCAGACACCTTTGATTTTTATAATTTCCCCAGGCTCTAGCGTTCTGCCTTCGGGGGTAGTGAATGTAGGTTCACGATGGTAAAGATGTGCTAGCGGTGGAACTACTTTCTTCCTGCGACCCATGATGGTTCTCCAACCTTTTGATCTCGTCGGTAATATAAAAGATCGCCTTCTTAAGATCCTCTATATGCTTGTCTTCATTCTTTAGTCCTGCACGCCATAGATATTTAATGGCGTTACCTATATTATAGTTCCTATGACGAACAATGTCAATACATTCAACCCCACTAGGATCGCTTGTATAGTGGGATGGATGATTTACCATGTCAGACATTTACTCTCCTATTTCTTTAAACCAAACTTCTTAAGTTGGCGGTAGATTAATTGTACGCTAACTCCACACTCTTCCGCAATAGCCTCTGGAGTTTTTTTATCACGGATATATCTTTTTTCCATATATGCTTTAGAAAGATGCAATCCTTTACTTCTCATCTTTAACCACTTTCATCCAGTTTTTTAACGCATACATTCCTATACCACATGCGTCTGCTATATCATTATCGTCTACATTTATATCAAATTCATTATTAACTGTGAATATAGTTTTTTGCTTACGTTTTTCTCTTTCCTGTGCTTTATACCAGGAATTTGATCTTCCTGGTGTTTTCCTTCTAATAAGAGATTTTTCATCAGTTGTCAACAGCCTAGTTCCAATAAATGACTGCCATGCTATTGGGGTGACCCCGTACACACTCTTGACTCCCCCCAACTTTGCTGCACCTATCAGTGCTCCCTGACTCAATGCTAGATTTGCTGCTACCTGTGGGCTGTTAGCAAAAATAGTTTTTTCAATTAAAATAACATCAACTGGGTATGCATTAAAAAATGAACTTACCTTATGTGCGGTATCTCCTATTTTTTCATATATAGTGTTTCCAGAAAATACTATTTTCCCGCAACTATTTAATTTGTGATCAACAAAGTGGGCAAACGCCATGCTTTGTGTGCTTGCATCGATTGCACAAAAGTTTTTAGGAGATTGTATCTTTGCTACCTCCGATAGCCTAGTCTTTGTCATTTTCAAAAAATCCTTTTATTTCTTTAAAAGTTTTATGTACCTTTTTTTTATTTATCATGCATATTTGACAGAATCCATTTTTGTTGTATATGCTAATTACTGTGCCGCAGCCTCCACTACAAACTTTTTTATTTTTTGATTTGTTTTTTATTTTATTAATTTGATATCTGTCATATATTTTTTGTTTTGTTGAATTTTGACGACAACTTGGGGAACAATAAATTTGATAACTTACTGAAGGATTAAATTCGTTTGCACACCAAGAACAAGTTTTCATGTCTCAAGGTACTCCAAGGGTTCTATTTTCAATTCTCCCTTATCAGCGGAAGCGCACGCCTTTTGAATTGGACATGTCTTGCACACCTTTGAGTTTGCACGATAGGTCTTCTTTGGAATTTTCTTATCCTCCCAAGCCTTGCGTACCGTTCTCATCCAATCAAAAGCATACTCTACCCATGCAAGTTTCTCTTCATCTGCCTCTACAGTAATAGCATGTAGTTCGTGTGAATTCTTATTCTCATAAAGAAGAACCCCTAACCTTCTTCCCAATATCTTCATATAAATAAGCAACTGCATGAGATGATAGTTTGGTGGCTTGGCGTGCTTGCGATATGAATAAGACTCTTCTCTCATTGTCTTAATCTCAAGAATGGGCTGTGTCTCTCCCCATTGTAGAATACCGTCAGCAAAGCCAAAAATAGGAGGATCGGAGATCATGACCTTCTTCTCTTCCTCAACCATAATTCCAGCGTCTGTAATAGCCCTCTGGATGCGTGCGTGGGCATCGATACCACTCTGCATATTTGCTGATGCGTAAGCGTCTGCATCATCTTCAAACTCTGCACCCTCAAATGCTAGATACCAGTATCGTGGGCACGCACCATTTCCATAAACGATTGTTGATGGACTAAATGATTTCTTAGTCTTAAACTCAGGCACACGATTTACTGTATATCCTTCTTCAATCTTACTAATAAGTTCCCTGGTGTCAATAGGACCAGATGGTTGCTTGTCCATTACTTGCTTCAAAAAATTCTTAGCCATAGTAACTCCCTAATTTAGCACTATACTTCAGGCTGTCTACCAACCTTTGTACCGCCTCATTAGCGGAGTAGTATAGGTTTTTCTTTGCTCTGTCATCTTTCTTTACATTTGTATAGTATGACGCTAACATCTTAAACTTGGCTGCATAAGCCTCCAGTTGCACAATAAGACCTACCGCCTTTTGCGGAGGAACATCTGGGTTCATCATTAACTTAACAATGACTCCAAGTGCGTCAGTAAGTTGATCGTCATTCATTAGTTCTGAGATCTCAGTAAATTCTGCTACCTCATTGACGAGTTCAATCGTCGTTGTCATTTTCTATTAGCCTTTCTAGTTCAGACAATTCTATCACGGCTAGCCTAGTTTTGCGACTTCCCTCTCCCAATACAAGTATAAGTGCAGGAGATTTTTGTTTGTCTACCTTCATTTGATCTGTTACCACTTTAGCCCAAACATCTTGAGATATAGAAAAGGACTTAGAGTATTCTTTTATATCGACAACATAATTATTCCAGGTTGCGTCACCCTTCTTCTGGTTCCTCCCTGAGTTTTTATGAAGCCTTGCCCCCATTCTTTTTGCCTCTCCTCGCTCACTCATTAGTAGCCCCGAACATAAAGATTGACTTTGGATAGATGTTTTTCTTGACACATCCATGTTAGGTCGTATGATTTTATATAAAACCTTGCCTGTAATACTTCTTTCTTACACTCTTGACATACAAATGTTCCTGAATATATAGAAAACTTAGGCATTAGTAACCTTGTCGATAAGAGACTCTTGAATATCAAGATCTTCTTTTACTCCAAGAATCAACTTGTCCCTGCCTTGGAATCTTTCTCCATTGACTGTATACCATGCTCCTGCTCGTTCAATGAATCCAAGAATTTCTGCTGTATCAACCAAATCAGCGATACTGTCAATCCCAATATCGTTTCCCCTGAAATAGAAATCATATTCCCCACTTTGGAACGCAGGGCTTGTCTTGCTGAACTGAACATCCCATCTAACCTTTCTTCCTACTTTTTCTTCAATAATCTTATCTCCCACATGAATCTTTCCTTTGATTGCCTGGTTGTCTGATTCAGAGGAGAACAACTTAACAATGGTTGAAGAATAGAACTTTGTAGCCATGCCCCCTGTTGGTTGCTGGCTTGTATACATAGCAGTAATGTTATTGCGAGCCTGACTGATAAGCACCAAAAGCGTTGGCTTTGTTTGATTGTTTGCATAGTTAAGCATCTTTACGGCATTGGTCATATCCTTTGCCTCCGCACCAATCTGCTTGGTGTTTTCTAGTTGCTTTAACTCATTGCTATCCTTCTCAAAGTAGACTGCTGGAAGAAGGGCAGAGATACTATCCACAACAATGATATCTGCTCCTGCTTGCATAAGATCCGTACCAACATCCACCATATCGTTTATAGTGCGAGCCGTAGAGTAGATTAGGTTGTCTGGATCTACCCCCAGAGTTCTCGCCCAATCTTCTGAATAAGACATTTCTGCATCTATCCATGCACAAACCTTTCCTTCCTTTTGGGCCATACCAATCATTTGCAGGCACAAAGATGACTTAGCAGAGGACTTTGATCCCCATATAAGAATCTGACGACCATACGGCAATCCACCCCCCAATGCCCTGTTAAGACCATATGAGGGAGTTGGCTGCTTCTCAATCACAATGCCAGTTCCAGTAGTTATACTCTTACGCAACTTTGGATTTAGTTGTGACAAAACTTCTTCTGCACTCATAACATCAGACATTAAGCAAGCACTCCATGCATCTTAGGACGAGAAACATTCTTCTCCATCTTTTCATTGATGGCCTTTGCTAATGAGTGATTGGTATATTGATCTGTACTCATACCAGCCCATAGGTCAAGGACACGAATAATAATGTCTGCTAGTTCTTCAACTACAACATCATCTCCCATCTCCTTGCGAATAGCCTCAAGAGTTTCGCTTACCTCGCTATGAACCATAGCCAACTGCTTCAGATAAAAGATAACCCTGTTGTCTTCTGTGTCTGCGTCCCAGAAGCCCTTTCTCCGTGCATTAGCGTTAAGAGTAAACGCTAAATCATCCATATCTCGTAAATACTTCATGCTTGAACTACCTCCTTTAATGTTAGCCCTCCTTCTTTTGTCTTGCCAAATTCCATCTCAAAAGCCTTGCCCTCATCTAGTCTTGTGTATGCAATAGCAAAGGCTGTAGGAAATACAACTACTGAATACAGTTCTCTGTTGTGGTCTGCCACGACAAGGCTTGCCATCCTCTTACCTGATTTCGTTACGCGAGGCTTAAAGGATAGCACATAATGCTCTTTTTCGCTATATGGCAACTGCCTATAGTTAAGAAACTTTAGTAGTGTGGACTCACTACCCTGTATATTTTCGACAGGAATCGCTTCCATGACTCTGTTAGATCCAACAAGAATAATATAAGTCTTGCCAGCCTCAATCTTAGTGTCTTCATCATCAAATACTCCAATAGATCCTGTGTTGTCTAGTATTTCTACTCTTGACCAACCTTTACCTCGCTTGATTCCTCTGACTACGCCCATCAGGATAAATACTCCATCCTCATCAAACTCATCAACGGAATTAAGGTGTGCGCGATAGTGTTGTGGAACCTCATTACTAAACTCTGGAAGATTTAGATATTCATAAAGATTCTCCCTGACCTTCTCATCGTCCCTTGGATTGTCTGAGAACGTCAATGCTCCAACGGCATTGAGAGCGTTTAGTGCTCTAGAGTTTACTCCATTTCCCTTGGTAAATGTATACTCTTCAACTTCCTTGTAAGAGTTAAATGGCCTTCCTTCAATATATCTTGAAGCGATCTTATCAGAAATGAACTTAATTGCTGCCAACCCAAAACGAATACCTTTCCCTTCAATCTTAAAATCAATATCAGAATCATTAATGTGTGGTAGACGCAACGGAATACCAATGCGCTTTGCCTCAATCAAATACTCTGTGCGAGCATCCTTGTCCTTCTCATTCTTAAGAAGGGCAAACATAAACTCTAGTGGATAATAATACTTTAGCCATGCCGTCCAGTACGAGAGCGTTGAGTAAGCGACAGCATGAGACTTATTAAAGGAGTATCCTGCGTGGGCTTCAAAATCGTGCCACATCTTTTCAGCAGCGGCCCCACCAAGTGGCCCAGTTGCGTTCCGAATAAATAACTCCTTGAATTCGTCAAACTCTTTCGCATCCTTCTTCTTGCCAATAATCTTACGGACCTTGTTTGCTTCGCCCATAGTCATACCACCAAGTTTGGTACAGGCAAGCATAACTTGCTCCTGATATAAAATTGTACCGTATGTATCTGAGGTAAACTCTTGCATTATTGGATGAGGATATACAACCATCTCCTTGCCACGCTTGCGAGCAATATAATCCTTGCCAATGGTGTTCATAGCACCAGGACGGACTAGTGCATTAGATGCAACCAATTCATCAAACTTGCTTACGCCCATCTTGACTAGGAGGTTCGTGTATGGTGTTGCTTCACACTGGAATACCCCCTTGGTAAATCCATCAGAAAGCATTGCATAGATGTTCTTATCTTCCACATCAATGGACCCTAGATCAACCTTCTTTCCTGTACGCTCTTCAATGATTGATATAGCATCATTGATTACCGTCAGGGTCTTAAGACCCAGTGCATCGATCTTAATTAGCCCAATGTCTGCCGCCTCTTCCATATCTACGGCTACTACAGGTATTCTCCCAGTAGATCCAGTAACAGAGCGTGTCTCCATGGGAGCAACCTTGGAAATGGGTGTCTTGGACGTTACAACGCCTGCTGCGTGTACTCCTGTACCACGGATACGACCACGCATCTTATCGCCATACTTTTCTACCTCAGGGTACTTCTCCCTAAACCAAGCAGTGTTCTTTGAGGTTAGATACTCTTCCCATGTGTCTACCGTCTTGAGAGCACGATTTACGTCTGCAAGGGGTATGTTGAGTGCGCGACTAACATCTCGTACAACACCCTTATCTTTGAACTGAAGGAAGGTGGCAATGCTGGCAACGTAGCGATATTGCTTTTCTAGATA